ATTCACTGATAGAGCTATAGCTGTAGAGACTTTAGGATACATGAAGAGATTCTGTCAAAAGGATCTAGCTGGATTCTGGACTCAGTTAGCACTACGTCCTGGAGCAATGGCAGAAGATCAGTCTCTTCCATTTGAAGCACAGATCACTGACTACTTATTGAAGCTTCACGCTATTGAATTAGATAAGTTGATCTGGCAAGGAAACAAAGCTACAGGTACTGGTAACTTGCAGTGGATGAATGGATACCGTCAGTTCTTAACTGTAGCTAATGGATGTGTAGACTTAAATACTTCTAATACAGCTTCTATCAATGCTGGTAATGCTTTTGATGTATTCTATGAGTGTTTTATCAATACTCCAGCTAACATAGCTGAGCAAGGAGATTTCATCTGCTTTACAGGCCGTGAAAACTTCAACTATTTATTGAAGGATTTAGTAGATCAAAACTTCTACCACTATTCTCCTGAGACTATTGCTAACATGGATGAGTGTTTAGTACCAGGTACTAACATGAGAGTGGTGAAAGTTCCAGGATTAAATGGTCTTGATAACATCTACACTGGAAGAGCTTCACACTTCTACTTTGGTACAGATTTATCTTCTGATTTTGAAAACTATGAATTGTGGTATTCTCAAGATGATGATGTGATCTATATCAGATCTAAGTTCAGAGCTGGTGTACAGGTACCTTTCCTAGACCAAATCGGAGTATGGAACGGAACTGGATCTCCTAACTAAGAAACAATACAGGAGAGGTAGAAATATCTCTCCTATTTTATAACATTTTAAATAGAATAGAAGATGAGCTGTAATATGACCAGCGGATACAATGACAGAACTTGCACCAATGGAAAAGGTGGAATCAAATCTGTTCTATTGTTTCCTTTAGGGAATGCTTCTGGAGTGACTATCACTAACAATGAGATCACTGCAATCACTGTAAGTGGAGAGGTATTCTACTATAAATTAAAATCAAATTTATCAAGCTACACAGCTCCAGTGCAAGTTAATAAAGATAACGGAACACTGTGGTATAATCAAAGCTTGAGCATGATCTTAGCTTCTGATACTAAGGAATTAAGATCAGAAATCCATTTATTAGCACAAAATGAAGTAGTTTGTTTTGTAGAGAAAGCTAATGGGACATGGGTAGCTTTAGGCCTTGAGGAAGGTCTACAAGTTGCTGATGCAAATGAGTACACTTCAGGAGTACTTAAGTCTGATCGTCAAGGTCATGTCATAGTACTTAATGGAATGGAAAATAATGAGGTGCCAGATGTGACTGATGGAATCATCACTACCTTGTTAACTCAGCAATCTCCAGCAGTTTAATTCTGCCTGTCATAATAGAAGAGGGAGGGAAGTTATCCCTTCCTTTTTTTTTGTAAATTAGAGCCATGAAAATAAAGAAAGAACTAATAGGATCTAAAGTCAAAGGAGGAATTCTCAGTAAGTGGTACACTATTGAGGAAGGAAGAGAGGCAGAATATCTCTCAGCTGGACTTTACAATATTTTTGAAATAGAAACTCCTGTATTAATTAAAGCAGATGCTAAGGATAGAAAGAAATCAAGCAAGCACATTGATAGTAACAGTGTCGGAACTGACTACGATAGCATCTCCTAACTATCTCTTTCAGTTTATTGAGGAGCAAAGTGGGGATGAAGTATTCTGTATACTGCCTAACATCAGCACTGGGATACCTAGATATGATGAATTCATCATCACTGATGGAGTAGATGTCACGTTTCCTTATAATGGTTTCTACACTTATAAGATCTATCAGCAAACTTCCAGTGTTAATCTAGATCCAGATTTATCTCAGGGACTTGTAGAGGAAGGAAGAGCTCATGTATTTGAGGCAGATTCTCCTTCAAATGAATATACAATACTACCAACATCTTATATATATGAATAAGAAAATGATTTCAGTGTCCATGTCAAAGCAATATGTTAAGCCTATTGAACAAAAGGATAAACAGAGAGGCTTTATGAAGTGGGGAGTTAAAAATGATTATCCATTTTTCCTTATAGAGCTCCTTCATGGGAGTGCATGGCATCAAGGAATACTAAAAAATAAGACATTCTATATCTCTGGAGGAGGTCTAGAAGTTGTATCTGGAGATGCTACTAAGTTTCTAGCTAATAGCTTCAGTGATTTCGATATGAATGAGATAGTACAAAGGTTAACTTTTGACTTCGAACTCTTCGGTGGAATGTGTGTCAAAGGTACATGGAATAGAGAAGGATCTGCTGTGGCTAAATGGGAGTACATTCCTATAGATATGGGTAGGCTTTCTGAGGATGAGAGAACATTATTCTTATCTGATGATTGGAGTGCCATGAGACAGACTCCAGAAGATACTAATTATAGAGCTCTTCCAGCATTAAATGAAGCTAATAGAGATGGATCATTCTTCATATACTACAAAGAGCCAGCTAAACAGGCTAAAGATGAGAAAGGAATCTATCCTAAGCCTCCATATGTGGGAGGAATCACAGCTATTCAGACTGATGTGGACATCTCTAAATTCCATATGTATGAGATACAGAATGGATTCAAAGCTGGAACTCTTATCAATCTAGCATCTGGAGAGCCAGAAACAGCTGAGTAAGAGAGAAGAATCAAGGAGCAAATCAAAGGAAGAACTCAGTCAGTAGAGGATGCTGGAGAGATAATCATCACTTTCTCCAATGGCACTCAGGATGCTCCTACAGTTTTGAGCTTAACTGGGAATGATCTTGATGAGAGATATGCTATGACTGAGAAGTCAGTGCAGCAGAATATACTAGTAGCACATTCAGTAGTAGCTCCATCACTCTTTGGAATAGCTCCTACAGGATCATTCAATGCAGCAGAGACAGCTGATCTATTTGAGATCTATAAGATGACATATGTCAACTCTAGACAGAAGCAGATAGAATGGCTAATTAATTACATGGCTAAGCTCTCAGGCACTATAGCACAGCTTAAGCTTGTAGATGTATCTCCAATAGCTGGAAGTCAAGCAGCTCCAGTGGCAGAAGTAGCTCCAGTAGGAGAGATTCCAGCTAATGATACACAAGTAGATGTAGCTAAGAGTGCATTGAATGGAGCACAGATAGCATCTCTTGTGGAAGTAGTAGCTAATATCAAGGGAGGAATATTGACTCCAGATGCAGCTCTCCAGATCATCATGGCCTCTTTCCCTACAATAGATGAAGCACAGGCTAGAAAGATAGTAGGACTTCCTTCACAGATGCTCTCAGCTTGCAGCAAGGATCACTCATTCAGTGTAGATGAGCTTCAAATATTCTCAGAGTATGGAGCTGATGCTAGTGAGTACAGAATAATCAAGAGCACTCATATAGAATGGGATACTCCTTCAGCTGATGTGTTCTCTAATGAGAGTATGATCTTTGCAACTGTAGGAGAATTAGTAGTACAGCTCGGAGATCTGGATAAAAATATCTTAGCTTTGCTTAAGGATGGACAGGATGGAGTAGCTATAGCAGAGGCTACTGGGAAAACTATTGGAGAGGTAGCTAAAGTGATAGATAAGCTTGTGACTTTAGAGATCTATAAAACAGGAGAGCTAACATCATTAGGAGAGAATGTACTGGATAATATAGAAGCTCCTATCTCTCAGTATGAAGTAAGATATTCTTATCTGACTAGAACTGATGTCCCTCCAGTGAAAACTACTTCAAGGCCTTTCTGTGAGAGGTTAATAGATCTCAATAGGCTGTATTCTAGACAAGAGATAGAGCAGATCAGCATGAGAGTAGATAGAGATGTGTGGAGATATCGTGGAGGTTGGTATACTAATCCAGAGACTGGAGTATCAACTCCATACTGTAGACATATATGGAATCAGCAACTAGTAATTAAGAGATAATGAACTACCTTATATCAGTAGAAAACTTAAAAAAATTAGGATTAATCCATCCTAATACAGATACTAAGATCCTAGCAGTGGCTATCAAGAGAACTCAGGACATGAGCATTCAGCCAGCTACAGGAACTCCTTTGTATAAAGCTCTCTTGTTAAGGGTGCAGAATAACGATTGGACAGATCCTAACTATGTCACTCTAATGAATGACTATGTACTACCTTGCTTGGTGGCCTATGTAGACTACAGATGTGCTGTGCTACTTAATGAGAAGCTAACTAACAAAGCAGTAGGCCGTGGCCAGGATGAATATCTCACAGCTAATACTGATGAGAATACCAATGTACTTAGAGATCATCTCAGAAAGGATGCACAATTCTACAAGCAGAGGCTGATAGGCTATCTTAAAGATGATAATGGCCAGATGTTCCCGGAATACATTGATACTAACAGCACGAGCTGTAATGAGAATATGACTAAAGATAGAACAGGATATACTCCTACAGGATGGATAGTATGAAGTTTAAGGTATCACAGAAACAACTTGATAAACTAAAGAAGTATTTAGATGGAAAGAACTCTAAACCAGCTCATGATGGAGCTAGAAGAGATAGCAGTACAGCACAGGCAGTTAAACGGTAGTTTCTTCCAGGGAGATTTCTATGATGCAATCTCCAGAGATGCTGTGCAGTATCCTTTAATGGTAGTCACTCTTCAGCCTGGTAGCATAAATGAAAGCAGTGTCACTGTGAATGCTGTAGTGACTATATGTGATAAGTACAACAAACAGGAGTACAGGCAGATTAATGAAATACATTCAGACTGCTTATCTATTCTCAATGATATTAACGTCACAATGAGGCAGTATAGATTCACTGAGTTTATGGATCTAGCTACTTCACTCAGTACTGATCCCTTCATTGAACAGGGACATGATGTAGTGGCTGGATGGACTATGGCCTTAAGCTGTGATATATTCAATGAATCTGACTGGTGCGATATTCCATATAATAACTATGACTTTGAGAATGGCTTTCCTTCCTCTTCTGGATGTGGAGATCCATACACTAATTATGAGGTATACGTCAACTCAGT